TAGGGGATTTCCGTTTTCATTTATCCATTTTTTTCTGGATTCCGACATTATTCTCCTTGTCTCTTCAGAATGTTTTCTACCAGTAAAAGTATTTCCTCCTTCCCCACCTTCTGTAAGATTATATCCATATTCTACAAGATTTGTTTTATCTTTTCCAATCCAATATTTTTCTCTTTCATTTAATAAATCAATACTTATTTTTTCAATAATGCTCCAATTCACCATATTATCATATTTTAATAATGCTCTGTGGAAAAGCAGGTCCGATGTTTTTGCATCACGAATATGTTTTTGAATTCTGGAATATAAAGAATTTTTTGTTCTTCCATAATATTTTTTGCCATTTGGAAAATTTGCACAATATATAATTCCAAGCATAACTTAAATGATGTATTAATTTAGCTATATATCCATAGCATCCAAAAAATTATTTGAAAAATACAGATCAAAGTTATAAAAATTTATATTATTTTCCTTTCCATATATCATAATATCTGACAAATCCCATTTTTTACGATAAGGAATTCCATAATCGGATCTAAATTTTGTCCACAGAAAAACCTCTTCATTTTTATTAATTTGTTCTATGGATTTTTTCCTACCCTCCTTATCATCATCATTCCAATGTCTTAAAGGAACATCAATAGGAAATCCCTTATTCAAACCAGCATTTGCTACCGAATTTTGAAAAAGAAATGCATCTAATGGCCCTTCAAAAAGAGTTATTTTTCTATTAAAATCAATCTCAGAAATTTTATAAATCTGAGAAAGCAAATCTATATTTTCAGGAATTTCTTTTTCAATACCCATTTCATTATAGATCTTTCTTAAATTATAGGTATTGTATTTTTCATATTTTTTATCAAAATTTCTTCTTTGATATCCTAAAACTCTTCCTTCCCTAGTTAAATTCAGTATTACTAAAAAATTATATTTAGGATTAAATAAGAATCTCTCCTCCTCAAATTGTAAACGCCCTCTTAACCAAGGTAAAATAGGAGACTCCGCTACTTCAATGAGGCTGAACCTCTTCTTAAGCTCTTCTCTTTCTATGGCAAACCCTTCTATGGATTGGGCGTCCATTAATACGGATATATCGTAACTTCCATAAGAGGATTTTTTAAAATCTCCTTTTGAGGAGGAGAGATAATTAACAAATTCGAGTTGCGGATCTATATCATAATCTTGAAGGAATGAGTTAACACTTTTAAAGGTACCGCAATTAAAGCATTTGAAATAACCAGCAAACTTTCCTTTAAGTATTATATTTCCGCGGTGCTTATATTCATTTTGCATGGAATCACCACAATATGGACAGGCAAAACTAACTCTATCCGTATGAGGATGAATTTTTTGCTTACCAGCATGTCCCGGAAATCTTTGTCTTAGTAGTGGTTCCAGATAATTGAGTATACGCCCCTTAAACTCTTCTGGTGAAAGACTTTTATCAATGGAATCCGAAAGGGATGAATCAAACATCAGCCCTTCCGAAATTCCATTAAATAAATTTTGATCCATCTATTAGGTATTACCTATGATGTCGTCCAAATCACCTCCTAAACCTTCAACTTGAGGAAGATCCCCTAAGTCTAAGTCTGGAAATGAGGATCCAACATCACCACCAAAGTCATCCCCATCTAAACTAATGTTTTCGACAGAAATTTCATTGGTTGGAAGACCTGCAGATGGGGCAGATGCGGCAGAAGTCTTTCTATTGACTACATTATCATATTTCTGGGTTACCGAACCTTGACCAGTCACAGCAACAATTACATGATTAACATAATCAAATGTTTCTTGATCCCATTCCTGATATGAATACTTTCCTAAATCCGGTGAATTATCTTTTACCCAGTCAAATACTTTCTTCTTATCAGAAGATTCATTGATAGGATTAAGAACTTTCTTACCTTCTTTTTCTCCAGGTATGCAAAGAGGAATCTTTTTGTCTATAAATTTACTTTGGTCGTAATTATTATAGCCAGAAACTTTAGTAATAACAAGTGCAAAAGCTTTTCCACCTAAAATTTCAAAGGGATCATGCTTATCACCAATAACGGGCTTTAATTCGGAATTGATTTTCTCCCAAATTTTTACGCCATATCTCCATACGAGGATCTTTCCTTCTAGCTCTGGAGCATTTTCATCTCTGATAACTTGTATAAGAGAAGCATAAGAATGCCTACGAGAAAATGTATCAGCAACTTTTTGCTCCTGAACGCTTTCACTCTTTTTAAGTTTCCAGAAAATATCCTGAAGAGGAGAGGGTTTTCCCACTGAAGATGGGCAGTCAACATAACGTCCACGATTAGTCACAGGATCAATTAGGTATGATACCCATTTTTCTTGAATCGAACCGTGTTTTGGATTTTGATACCAGGGAATAAACCTGATAATAGATTGGTAAACATTATTTTTACCTTTTGCGGCAGAGGGATTGTATTCACTCGTTTGGCCGGCTTTTGGTTCATTTGCCTCAACATCTGGGCTAAAGAACGCATTGTAATTTTCTTGTTCGCTCATAACTTTCTTAGTCTTTTTAGTTAAATTAAAATATTAGCACTTACTAGCTTATTAGGTACCTTATCTTAGCTTGTTAGTCTTAGTATATATCCGTAAAGTGGATAAAAGTTTTGTTAAATTCTGTTAATATATTGCTCCCAGAAGCATTAGGAATAGATCATTATACCTATTCTTTAAGTTTAGTTTTATTAAAATACTTAAAGAAATCCTTAATATCCTTCAAAATATGATATTCCTCAAATTCATCATCATAATAATAAATCTCTCCGTCTGTATTTAATATTACATAAACTTTTTTATGGGTATAAAGAGATCTATGCTGTTTCATTACAAATCTAAGATACTTCTCTTTCTTTCCAGGAACTCCAGGAAAATCAAAATAATCCCATTGATTTATCTTTTCGGTCCTTTTTGGGGCAATAAACACATTCGGGGATTTTTTTC